GTAGAAGTCTACTAAGCCAGGGATACTCTACCAATACATCTCCTGTGAGGGAGGCATCGTTGTGCAGTGTTCCAAAGGCTCCAGAATTAGGCTGGCGTCTGCCTTTTAATTCTTTGACGACCTCCCTCTCCCATCTATCTCCTATGGCTTTTGAACAACTAGGCATTTTACTATCTCCATTATAACACAAGTCTCGTGGGCTGTCAAGAGTTAAGCACCGGTGTTTTTTGTGAAAACCTTTATCACGATTTGGCAATGCAATACTGTGTGGCGCTCTCCTTACTCTTTTTGCTTTCACGCCAGATTGAGTAACATCTAGCAGTAGCTTCATCTTTTGCTACCCCCTCTCCCACCACGATAGATATACACCGACTGATAAACTCACTCTGTTTCTCATTCTTACTTGGTGATGGCATCTCTCCTCCTATGATGACTAACTGTCACCTCTTGGTATTTTTCAATCAGCACATCCCATAACTGGTATGGGATCATACCGCTGTCGCATCATCTTTTCATAGTGGCGCTCCGCTTCCCGCGCCCTTCTCTGCGCCTTTTGTGCCTCTTTATAAAGAGCCTCAACCTCGTTACGAAGTACAACTAATTCATCTGGCATTCACTAAAACTCTAAATCGTTTTCTACTTCAGCTCCCCAGGAATCCCACCCAACCTCTGTCTGTCTAGCAAAGAGCTCAACTCTTGGTAGGTCTCCAAACAGTTCCACAATCTTATGTCTGATAGCAAACGGTTTTTCTGAATGTTGTCCTCTAGGTGCATAAATGACATTGGATACTTTGTTAGATATAGGTTTCATCCTACCCCGAATGCCAAGCAGACAGGGTTCAGGATTGCTCTTTGTGTAGTATCCAATGCCAAAGAAAGTCAACCAATTCAGGTAGGAATACATCCCACGATTCTCCAGAACCTCACATTCTCCTGGATGATTAACCCTCTTTGGATTTAACTTGACCCACAGGAACCCAATGGTCTTGTAATCAAACCCCCACGCCTGCATAACCTTCAAACCGGCATCTAACCTGGGGAAGGTTGTCCATAGAAATAGAGCACAATTATCTGCTACAATGTCCTTAACAGGAAGATCACATATTTCCTCTGTGGACATTACAGAATAATGATTCACTGCACCCTTTCCAAAGCGTGGGCTCTTTCCATCTACACGCTTCAGCTTACGTTCGTTGTAGAACCAAGGTGGGTCTGCCAGCACTAAATTGTACTCCATTAAATCCCCCCTCTGAAGTCCACGTACCTGGGAATAAATTTTAGTTTCAAATCTCCAATGGGACCGTTTCGGTTCTTCCTTATTAGAAGTTCTGCGGTTCCCTTGTTGGTGTCTGTGGCATTATACAACTCGTCTCTATACAGCATCAGCACCAGGTCGGCATGCTCCTCTAGGTTCCCTGATTGTCTAAGGTGGTGTAACATCGGGCGCTTGTCTGCCTGCATCTCGACCGCTCGGTTCAATTGACTAATAAGTACGGTCACTATGTCAGCATCCATAGCCAGATTCTTTAACACCCGTGCTAGGGCTCCCAAGTCTTGGGTAGCATACTCAGCCCTGTGGGGTATCAGTTGGATATAATCAACTATAGCTACCTCGATACCCTTATCTCTCACCAGTTTTCTAGTCTCTGCCACAAGTTCTGAAATCGTTGCGGAGTATTTATTATAGATATAGATGGGTAGCTTGCCCAGGGAGTTCGCCGCTGATACCACCTGAGAATATCCCACCTCATCCAGCATTCCCTGTCTAATTCTACTGAAGTCAACACCAGCTTCCATAGCCAATAGTCTCTGCCTCAGTTGAGCATGTGACATCTCATACGAAAAGAACTGTACCGGTCTGCCCTGCTTTGCGATATTCAACATGAGACGAAGAGCCAGAGCGGTCTTTCCTACTGAGGGCCTGGCAGCTATTATAATCTCATCTGTCTTGTAAAACCCACCAAGCAGGTGATCATACTCTACAAACCTGGTCGGGATTCCATCGCTCCCAGGATTCAGCAGGCGGTTGTTCAAGGCGACCATCTCTTCGACCATTAAGGTAGAAAGGTCTATAGAGTTGCCTCCAGTAGAAAAATCCAGGAGTCTCCCAGTCTCTTCGTAAGCGACACTAACCGCCGTTTCTGCTGGCTTGGTGTACCCAGCGTCTCTAATCTTTGTTCCTGCATCAATGACATTCCTGGAGATGTGAGCATCTACTATCAACTTGCTATACTCATTAAAGTTAGAGGGTAGAACCTCCGTCGAAGCCAGCAATTCAAAGTAGGAATCCCCACCAATAATCTTATATCTATCGGTCTGCTCTAATGCGTTCTTTACCAGAACAAAATCTGGTGTCCTCCCCTCCAAGCCAAGCTCTGAAATCACCTCAAAAACTAGTCTGTTCTCGATACCAAAGAACGTCTCTGGCACCAGACCACAATCATAAAACAGTGTTACATCTTCGAGGATACACTTAATTGCTGCTCGCTCTGCATCTAGTTCCTGCGGCTTAACTAACAAGAATTTCCTCCCAGTTTGGTCTCTTATAAGACCTCAACTCTGCTATTAGTCGTTTGGTTTCTTCTATTCTACTAACACTGGCTAACTGCTTCGCTTCTTCTTCCAGCATACCAATACACACTCTCGATACATAAGTAAGTGGGTTTCCCCTATCCTGAATGTTTGAGCTTTTTATCAGCGCCCAATAAACTATCCCCGCTCCATATAGGCGCATCAACTTCCGAAGGAAGCCCCACTCTGACGCACGCAGACTCCTGTTAAAGGTTATCCTAAACACATCAGAGAGTACCAGATGTTGAGACTCAGTAGCAGTGTTTGTGAGTTTAACGTAAAGCTCTTGAACAGGCATTTATGCCTCCTGTTCAGTCTTCAACTTATCAATCTCGCGTTGAGTGTACCAAATAGCTTTTTCCAGGTCTTCAACTGGATCAGTGCTCTTGAAACCGGCTCGCCAGAGGTACTTGATCGCGTTGCCAATATTGAAAGTATAATGCTCAATGATCTCGATACACTCAATGCCAGTGGGATGCACATTATAGTGTGTTGGATGGTCTACATTAGACATATCTATTCTCACCCTCTTTCTTCGTCTCCAACCTTTCCCGCAGACATTCACAGACCGCCTTAAAGACTGTCCACCAAAGAAAACCCCACGCCAAGCAAAGAAAGGTACCCCCAAGACCGGCCATCCATGTAACAGCAAAGGTCGCACCTGAGTCAATTAACAACCTTCCATAAGCATACGGAAGAGCTGCCACTAGACCTACTATACATGTTGTAAGAAAAAACGCCTTAATACGTAACATAATCATCCTCCCTACTGTGCCTCGGTTGCATAGTAGCAGCCTGGTCGTGTACATACCCACCACCAAGCGCCTCTATCCCACCTCTTCTCCATGTCACTACCACATACTGGACATTTCATTTATCTATCTCCTTCTCTTACCTCCTGAGCAGACATGCCACCAGCCTCACAAGAAGACCAGCTACTAACAACAACCCAAGAATCGTTAAACAGCCTAAAAAGCCAACTATCATCTCCATCTTTCTTACTCCTCCCAACATCGCCTGCCCACAGCGTCCCGTCTGGGTCGGCTCCTACGGTTTCATCGGTATGTGTTACCTCCACCATCTACGGAGACAGTTACGCAGTCACAGGCTGGCCCAGTTGGTTGTCAGGTTGCATGTGCAAGCCAACTACTCTATCCAGCTTACTGTTTGTAATATTCTTCTGGACTGCACCCTCCCGTCAGCCTGTGTCTCAACGTGTTCAGACTGTTAAACAGAATCTTTGCAGAGGATTCCATCGACTTGCAAAGCTCTTCTATTGTATCAACGGCGCTTGCTGGCTTGGATACGTCACATGTTGATTCGTCATAACCAACCAACTCTTGCAGAATCTCTTTACATTCACACAACGTCCTGTCGGCACTCAGAATCTTTGAGATTATGGATTCTTGTTTCTCTTGTTCTGTCATTTACTCATCTCCTTGTACATAGTTTAGTTGTCTACCACATTCATAAGTTGCTCTACTGGTCGCTGAGTGTCATCCAGCCAGTGGTTTCAGCCAGTTTTGCCACACGGGAATCGAACCCGCTCCACATCTTTTTGATTATGTGGCTGGATGACACTTGTCCACATATTTATACTAACCTAGAAGGGAATTTCCTTGTCCTTTGCCATCTCTTCTGCACGCGCTTCAGCAAAGGCACCACGTGTATCAGACACGGCCCGACGCGCAGCAAGAATATCCCTGTATAATGTTCCATCGAGTAGACTGGTGATCTCGTCTGGTGTAAGCAGTAGATCACCATCAAGGTCATGCTTCTCATACTTGGATAGATCAACATCCATGATCATCTGTGGTAGAACAGTAATCGTCATGTTTCTACCAGCACCAGTAGCAACAAGTTTAATAGGATAGGATTGAATCGGAAGCACTTCATTGTTGGAAAAGTGGGGACTCTCTGCAAGGGCGTCGAACTGCTGCATGAGCGTCTTGCCACGTTCCAGAATCTTAACCTGACAAAGAGGATTTGCTTCTACAGAGGTTAGGTCAGTAGCACAGCCATCGGTTGTGCACCTAACCGCTCCAGAGGGATAGGAAGCCTCGCAGGTTGGGCATGTCTTAACAGGTGTAACCTCTAGTACATTGATACGATACCGCTTCTGAGAGCGAACAAAGTCTGGGTGTTCACGGTTATAGTTAATCTCCATGTTGCGAATACAGATCGGGCAATCGTTTCGCCCCAGGCACCGCAATCCCACCTTACGCCCCGATGAATCGGTGATCCAGTGTTTGTAAACAGTGAGGGATTTATCATCCATGATGATGATAACAACAGGAATATCCGTTGCAATCTTCAACCACTTATTGACCCTCTGACCTTCTGATCTTTCTTCTCCAGCAAATGAACCCATTTTATTCCTCCTCAATTGTTAGTTCTGTGCGTATCTCGTTTAGCCTCTGCATGGCACCTAGTATCCAATCATCATCTTTGGCATTTAGTTTGGCATCTACTAGTTGATGTACAAATAGTGTCTGGTATGCGTCACAAACTTGAGCCACCATCATATTATATTTACAGATACCCGTTAGTTCGTTGGCCTCTATCTTAACCCTGAGGTTCTTATACTCACCCAGGTTGAAGAGCCTCTCTATAGAAATAGGGTTCCCGATATAACTAACTTCTAGCGTCTCATCCATTCCTCAAAACCTCCCTACATTGTTTGTCTAACTCGTTTGTGTAATCTGGATTATCCTTCAGCCACGTTATGAGGTTAGCCTTTCCTTGAGCAATTGTTTCTCCATCGACTCTGTAATACGAACCACGCCTGTCCAAAATACCTAGAGTTTCTGAGCATATAGCTATGTCTGTCTCTCG